TTCCTCTACGGCGGCAATGCCCGCATTTTTCAGCGCAACCGCCGCCGTCGTAGACGTCGCCAAATCTTCGCGTAGTAGCTGCGCGCGTTGGAACCGTACAAGCGTGCCGCGAGGTAGCCACGCGTCGGACCATGCGGCCTCAAAATCGGCTAATACCGGCTCTAGGCTCGTGCGCAAAATCTGTTGGTATTGCGGCGCCGCCGTCTTATACGTCATGCCTTGCACGGCCGCGCCGAGCCAGTAGCTATCTAGGTTAAAAATGTTCGCGACGTCGGTTAGCGACATTTTGCGGGCCTCGGCTAGTTGCGTGTCGGTTGGCGACCACGCCAGCGGTATTACTTGCGTGCCGTTCGGCAGGATTACCGGCTCACGTACCGGGCCGGAAAACTTGGCGAGCCAATCGGCTTTCGCCTGGTCGGCCGTTTCCTCGCTTAACGTCGGCGTCGGCGCTATGACGGCCACGCTTGGCACGGCGCCCGAGCTAAGGGCGCCAGCCTCGTACATTTCCTCGCTTGCTACGCGGTCCAGCGTCGCTATGTGTTCCTCTACGACGCCGACACCGCGCACGGGATAGGTGCGGTCGGCGCCGCGCCGTATGTGTACGACGTCCTCGGTAGGCAACGGGACGCCGAGGTAGTAGTAGTTCGGTATAAAGGTTGGCGGTTGCCAAAGGATGAAAACCCAAAGCGCCGGTAACCACGTAACCGCCAGCGGCCAACCGTCCGCGCCGCGTGCGGTTACGAGCGCAACGGCGTTGCCGCTCAGTAAGTAGTCCTCTATGCAAAGTTGCACAAACTCGGGACCGCCGCGGAATGGGTCCGGCTTGCTCAGTAGCCGCGGCGTCGGGTCTAGGCGCGTGTACCCGCGGTAAGCCTCTAGCGGCATTTGTTTCGCCATGCCCGCGTAAAGCTGCAAGGCCCGGCCTACGGCCGGTATCCGGCGCGCGCTTTGCGTGTCGTAGACGTAGAGGCCGGGCACGCCGTAATCCCACGGCGGCGGCATGTCAAGGCCGCCCGCGACGGCCGACATAGTACGGCCCTGTTGTTTGATACCCGGCCGGACGGCCGCCGCTAGGGCGGAACCGGCCGCAATCGTCATGCCGCGTTACACGCTACGCCGCCGTGTGCGCTTTCCCAAGTATCGGCGGCCACGCGGACGCGTTGCGGGCCTCTCGCGGGCGCCTAGCGTGCCGTCGTACGGCGTCCGGCTCGCTCCCATTCCCTAGTTGTTCCTCTCCCCGAGCCGGGCGCCGGTTAGCCTCGTGCTCGGCCGGGCCGGTTGGCCCTCACACTGTGCGACGGTTCGACCTGACCGGCTCGGCCGCTACAGAATCCGAAACGGCCCGAGCGCCGCGGGCGCATGGTCATAGGCCCATAGCGCCACGGTCGCCGCCGTCAGGGCGCTAATGCTCGTCGCGCTTTGGCGCCGTCCCCACGCCCACGCGTCGCCCAACGCTCGCCGCGCCGCTATGGCTACGGCGGCGTCCATTGCCGGATGCGGCCGGACCTTTAGGCGGCCGTCCACAATGGCGGCCAGATACGCCGAGCACGCCGCCGCATACTCTCGGCCCTTTAGCCCGGCAAGCTCGGCGCCAGCACGTACTAAGACGTCGGCCACGTCCAACGCTGGCCCGGCCTCGTCATAGCTCACGGCCAGCGGCGCCCAATGGTCGCGAAGCTCGCCCATGCGCTCGGGTACCCATGCCACGCCGGGCCGGTAGTCGGCTACCTCTACGTGTGCCGTACCGGCGTCGTCGCGCCAAGCCGCCACTATGGCCGCGTCGCTACGGTCTAGCGCGACGTCAAAGCCGAGCGCCACGCGTCGCGCCGTTGGCATCGGCGCCTTGTCGTCCTGGCAAGCTCGCCACGCCGCCAGCGGTATAACGCGTGCGACCATGCTTACCCAACGGTTGCCGTAGGCCCGTGCAAACTCGTCAGCGCCGAGCATGTCTAACGCCGCTTGCATACTGTCGGCGCCAATCGTGCGGCCGTAGGCCGGATGGTAAAGCGGCCACGCGGCCGGGTCCGTTGGGTCCATGTCGTCGGGACATGACCATTCAAAATACGCGACGCCCTCGGTACGTCCGGCCGCCACCGCGGCACGCCCAAGCTCTACGGCGCCGAGCCACCAAAGCGACGTCGCGTCGCCAGCGGTAGAGCATTTCCACACTTGCGCGTTAGGGCGCGTCGCTTGCGTCGGAACTATGGCCTGGTCTAGTTGTTGCCCGCGGATTAGGTCAAAGGCCCAACATTCGTCTATGACTACGAGGTCGGACACCTTGCCGTGTAGGCCCGTGGGGTTTGGCGGAAACGGCCGCACGAGGCCGCCCGAGCTATTCCAACGCACATGCTCGCTACCGGCCATGCGCCGCAACGCGGTTGCGTTGCCGAACGGGCCAAGTAGCGGCCAATGCTCGTTAGTCAACCAATCCACGGCATCCTTAGCCGTTTGCATGGTGAACCAAACCCGAGCGCGTGGCGTCACTAACGCACGTTGGGACATAACGCCGCCGTGTAGCGTCGTCTTGCCGCTTTGGCGCGGCACGGTATCTAGCACGAGCGCGTAACAAAACCGGCCGTCGTCGTCTATTTCTAGGCCGACGTCGGCAACGTGGCGTTGCCACGGCATTAACGGCTTGCCCATTGCCGCGCACAACGCCGCAACGGCCGGGCCGTAGGTCGCCCGGCTAGTTGTGCGCGGTGTCGCTATCGCCGGGCGTGGGCCGCATTGCGGCGGCCAAGAGCTTTTCGAAATCGTCGGTTGGTTTGGCACCTGCCGCGCTTAGTCCTGCCTCGTGTCGTAGGTCTAGGTAAACCGCATTTGCTTTGCTCACTTGGTCAGGGTCGCCCAAAGCCTCGGCCGTATCGACGGCCCGAGCTTGCGCGCGTAGGGCGGCGCGCTCGGCTTGGCCTATGTCGTGGCGCGTGATTAGCTCACGTTCTAAGCCGCCCTCTACCCGAGCCAATCGGGCCGCGCTCGCCCGCTTGCGTGGCGTTCCGGCCGCCTTGCGTGGCGTTCCGCTCGGTTTCAAAAGAAAACCGCCAATGGGTACGGGGTCCGCGTGGCACACGCCGACAAAAAATGGGCCTGGTACCCGGCACTCCTGCCGGGTACCTGCCGCCGTTGGGAAAAACGGCACGGGGTACCCGGTCGTTTTGTTTTACATGCGTACGTCATAGCCGGGCACGCTCGTACGGTAGCGACGCAATGCATTTGTACGCACGGCCGCCCGGCCGCCGTTGCACGGCAGACATGACGCCCGCATGTTGGCCGGGTCAAACATGGCGCCACCATCGGCCCGGCTAACTATGTGGTCTACACACGTAGCCCATACCTTGCACTTAGGCCCGTGTATCTGGCATTTGTATTGGTCACGCATAAGCACGTAACGGCGTATACGTTTCCACGTCTGACTACCTAGCGGCCTGTCGGTTGGGTTAGTCAACGTCGCCCACGCCCACGCATAGAACGCACGGCGCCCGCATGCCGTGTACGCACAACCGAACGCACACGGGACGGCGTGCCTTTGGTAGAACGCCGAGCCGAATAGGACAATGCGGCGCGGTGCGTGCGCGCCCGTGTCCTTTCAGATATGCCCGCTCGCTTTGCTTGTGCTTTGGTTGGCACGGGATAACGCCACGTAGACCGCGCGCCGGAATGGTAAACGAATGCGTTAGCCGGTAATGCATTGCGTTGCCTGGTTGTTAGTGCCATGTGCTCGTACCTCTATACAAACCTCGTAGTTGCCGTGCTCTACAAGCATGCCGCACGCGTTATCCCCGTTGTGCATAACCGCCAGCACTAACCCGAAACGCCCGAGCATGTCACCATTTAGCGCATGCGCCAGCGCGCCCAACATGGCCGCGTCCGATACGTCCGCGTCTGACCAACGCCGCCGCCAGCCGCCGCGACCAATGCCGCCTAGCTCGGTTGCCGGGCGTAAGTAACCGCGCTCGGCCCAATGCGTTAGCTGCCGAACCGTCACGTTGGCCGCTCGTGCGGCCTCTATCGTGCTACGCACGGCGCTTGTCTCTACGCCGCTTGTTTGGCGCGACGTCGGCGGGCGTCGTCCACCACGCCAGCATGTGGAACGTGTGCGGGTCGCGCTCGCTATGCGTTCCCGCGTCCTTGGTTTTTAGTTCCTCGTGGCCTTTAATGCGGTTGCATTGTGCCGGGCGTTCAAACTTGGCCGAAATCTTTACGTACGGCCCGAGGATGCCGCACACGTTTTTATAATCCGGTCGCGTCATGGCCGCCGCCTGGTAGGGGTACGCGTCGGCCATTGCGAAATCATGCGGACGTAAGCCGGTTTCGGTATGCGTAGCTCGGGCCAAAGCTCGTACCAATCCACGGGCCGCGTATGGCGACGGCGCCAGCGTGTTAGCCAACGGGCGCGTTTCATCGGCCGCGCGCCAAAGCCTCTAATAGCGCGTCTACTTGGTCGTCGTGGCGCATGTGCGTACGCGTCACGGGCGCCGGATACTTACGGCGGTATGCGGCCTTAGCTCGCTTGCGGCGCCGTTTCTCGGCGCAAGGCGGGCACCATTGCGGCGGGCGCCCTGTCGCATACCAAGGCCGGTAAAGACGAGCGCCACAAGCGCGGCATTTGCTCACGGCCGTCACGAATGCGCCACCTTTTCCCAAAAGTATTCGCCGCGTTGGTTGACGACGTAGCCATATTCCACGGGCCTTACGTCGTCGTGAACCGTGACACAACAGCCGCAAGTGTTGAAATGCCAAACCGGGTTTAGCCGCTCGGCCACTAGCTCGCGCATACACCGCGCTACCGCTATGGCTTGCTCGTCGGACATGGCGCGGTGTCCGTTCTCGTATTGGGTCATCCTACGCCGCCTTGCACTTTGTTTAGGTGGTCGTACAAGAGCGTTAGTGCGTCGGTTGGCGCGCCACCGTGGGGCGATTCAAACACGAGGCCGCATTTACACGAGCAGATAGCGACCCAATCGCAAAGGCCGTGTAAATCGTCGTCCTCTCTGACAACGCCGCGGCGCCGAGCTTCTAACGCGGCCTCGCCCTTGTCAGTCAGATACAAGCCGGGCGCTCGCGAACGCTGTTTGCCGTCCTTAGCCATGTCGCAACGCGCCGTCGTTAAACAACCTGTCGGCTTTGTTGGCGCGTTCCTCGTGTAAGCGCCACCGTGCAACGGTCCAACCGTCGCGAAACGCACAACGCATAAACGCCCAAACCTTGCCGCCGCCCGCGGCTGGCGGCGGATACAAGATATTTTCGTTATCGGCTATAGCGTCCACGATTAACGCGGCGTGCTCTAGCTCTACGGGCCGCCACTCGGTTACGTAGCGCCAATCCAACCGCAAATCCTCTGGCCCTTTGGTGCCGTGTACGAGCCGGTATTGCATTGGCGGTAAGTCGATTAGCTCGCCCTCGTGAAAACGCCGGTCGCCGTTCGCGGTCATGCCCGCGGCCTCATGCGGGCGCGCACGCCAGCGACGTAGCCGTCCACGGCCTCGGGCGGTACGACGCCCTCGGGTAGCTCGTCGTCCTCGGGCGGCGTCGGCGGGTCCGGCTCGGCGTCGGCGGCGGCGCGTAGCTCGGCCACACGGGCCGGAATGTCGGCCGGGTTGGTCGGCGGATTCTCGGCGTCGTAGCGCGCTCGGGCCTCGGCGGCCGGGTCGGGTTTGGCGTTGGTTTTGTGTCCCAAGTTTTGGACAGGAACAGCAACAACTACCCCCGTAGGGGGTTGTTGTTGTTCCTTAGCCGCATGCAGGCGCGCGGGTATCTCTATCGCGCGAGGCCCGTTTGCGGTTTCGGACGCCACGCTAGGCACGTTTGCGTTCCGCTCGGGTAACGCAACGTCCGGCGTAGTGTCCCGCTCGGGTAACGCTA